CGCTTGCCCAGCTTTTTCAGAAGCTTTAATCATTGCAAATATTTGATTAGATGCTTCTGATGCAGATAGCCCCATAGCAACAAATTGAGCTTTTAAATCAGCTGCATATTTATTTACTCTACTGCTATCAATATTATTAAATGCTTCAATATATTCAGTTTGATTCTTTTTAGCATTTTCAATAGCTTCATTTAGCTCTGCTATGCTTAATGTAATTCCAGTAGGTCCATTTTTTGTATACTGTTCATATGCAGACTGAGCTTTAACTTTGTTTAATTCTATTTGCTCATTAACTTCTTTTATTCTATCTGAAAGAGTTTTAAATTTAGTAATTCCTACGGAAGCAAAAGATTCTTTAGTTCCTCCAAATGCTAATCTATTTGCTTCACCAGCCTCTTCTGCTCTTTTTTTCCAATCTAATAATAATTTTACGCCAAGTCCTAGTGAGCCTATAAGTGCTCCAGGAATTGTTAATTTTCCAAGAACTGACGCTAACTTAGTTACTATGCCAATGCCTTTAGAAAGTCCTCCGAACATTGGCAGCATAGAAGCAATGCTTGATGCTACCATAATTGCGGTTCCAGCTGGTCCACCAACCATTTGACTAGCTACCATGCCGCCCATTCCAATTCCCATTGAGGCGCCCATACCTATTTTTGGCATTTGACGATTAGATAGCATAGATTTTCCATAAGGGTTTCTTAAGCCTTCAGTAAATGCTGATACTGGTCCTCCACCCTGATTATAATACTGGACTCCTGGAATTCTTCCGCCAACCATTCCACCCTTATTCATTCCAAACATCTTCTTTCTTATTTTAGATGTTGACGGAGTCCATGATTTTGAATCCCAGTTTGCATATTTAGTTCGCAATATTTCTCTATCAATTTTACTTAAGCTTTTACCACCTGAACTAAGTACATCCGATGCGGATGATTTAAGAAGTGTGTCCACAATATCTGGCTCAAGAGCCCTTTGAAGACTTCCCTGAGCATTTTTTACATATCCATATGGTCTTTCTTTTTCAAGATTTTCTATAAGTTTTCCATACATTAAGTTTTGTGCTTTAGGAGTAAGACCTGAACTTCCGAATAGTTTCTTGCCCATTCCAATAGACAGTGAAGTTGCTCCCCAACTATCACCCATTTTCCCAAATCTAGCGCCTAAATTTTTAAATGCTGTTCCCTTTGATACGTTTCCAACTACTCCTCCTAAATTATATCCTGGAATCATACCGCCAGAATTTCTTCTAAGAAATGCTTTTGCCATAAGTTTAGCAAGAGCCTTCCTGCTACTGTTATAAGATTTTCCACTAAATGTTCCAAGCATTCCTTTTGCAAGGCCAGATAAATTAGACTTATCAATTGTAGTTAGACCATTTTTAGACTTAACAAGTGTTTCTAGAGCGGCAATTTCTTTTCCATCTCTTGGACCCATTGGCTGAAGCACAGAATTAAATATTGATTTAAATGATTTAGATCCAACTTTTATTTGACTAAATGATTTAGATGGTATTACATTTTGTTGAAACCATTTTTCAAATGTCATATCTCCATTTTTCCCACCAAAAGTTCTGTTATCTTTTTCAAGTTTCTTTATCATTTCAGCAAATACTTTATTGAACTTATCTTTATTAAGTGAAGATCCTCCCAATTCATCTGATGTAGTCATAAATGGTTCAAATGGATGATTTCCAGATGATATTGCTTTTCTAAATTCTTTAGCTAATTGTGGTCCAGTCAAACCTTTTCCAACAGAACGAGTTGCTTGATTGGCATATTGTGTCATCCAGATAGGTATGCCCTTACCAACACTTACGGTTTTGCCGTATCCTCTTGTTCCTCTTACTTTTTTCAAGTCGCCTGCGGATCCTTCTGCTACGTGACTTCTTTCTAATTTTATCTGCCCGCCTGTATTATAATTAGGACCACCAAATCCTTGACCGCCATTTATTGAATATAGCAATGGTAGGTTTTCTTGTGTGGCTTTTTTATTAACAACAAATTCTCCTGGAGTAAGCATTGCTGGAACTGTATCTGTATTGCCTGTTCCTGGAACAATATTACCTGTATTAAACTTTTTAGGCATTGTGGTTTCTGTTGAATATCCACCACCCCAAGTTCTTACTCCTAATGATTTAGCAATTTTGTCAAGAATTCCAGATGCTTTTCTATTTGGTCTAAATATTTCTTTAATGTTTGATTTTCCAGTATTACTTACAATAGGCTGATTAACTAAAGGAACTTGAGTTAAGTTTGCAGTTCTTCCTAATCCAGCTGCTACCTGTGATGTTGTTTGAGCCATCAATCTTTCTAGTTCAGCATTAACTGCAATTATTTTTGTGCGAGCCGCATCTACTGTTATTTTACCAGACTGAAGTTGTCTAACAATTGCCGCTGACTCTGCTGCTGCATTAGATGTTAGCTTTGTCATTGCTGGTAGGAGTTGACCGAATGTACTGTTTATTTCTGCGCTGAATGTTCCAGTTCTAGCAATTTCTTTTTTAAGCGCAGCAACTTCTTGTTTTGTCATCATAGACAAAGAACCCATCATTGCATGCCACTTTGCTGCTTCTCCTGCAACAATTCCAGTTGAAACTCCCTTAGAAGTTGTTAGTCCTTCATATTGTGGGAAATTGTCTCCCATAAATATTTGTGGCACTGCTCCTATTTTTTGATTTACAGGAATTGGTGCTGGTGTAACTGAGTGAATAGTTTGTGAGTCTCTCTGTGACTGAGACATTCCAGATCTTGGATTATGGTGTGCTGCTGCTCTAGTTCCTGGTTTTCCAACAAGTGGGTGTGATGGATTTACACTTCCTGCCATTATTGTTGTTCCGCCAACAGTTGATACTGCTGGATTTACTGCTACTGCAGCTGACATTGCTCTTTGTTCTAATGTTGCAAATTCCGCAGAGAGTGATGAGATTGCTTGCTTTAATACAGCAGCGGCTTTTGCATCGCTATAAAAAGTTTGTTCTACTAAATTTCCAGCTTTTTGTGCTGCAAGTATTTCTGGTGTTAATAGCTTCCATCCTTCTCCACCTTTAAAGAAAGACCTAAAGTGTGAAGCTCCTTTAATAATATATCCAAAGAAGTTTGCAAGTACACCAGTTAACATAATTAATGGACCAGATGCAGCAGTAATCATTCCAATAAACCCTAGTGCTTGCTTAATTGGGTTTGGTAAAGCCTGTACAAAATCTAATATTCCATTAACAAACTTTATTAAAGAAGTATTAATTTTTAAGAATTGTTCTCCAACCCCAGCAAGATCTGCTCTAAGACCTTCAAGAGCTCTTTTATATTTACCAGAAGCCGATTCTGTTACCATACTTAATTCTCGACCCGCAACGTTTGCCAACTCTTCAGAGCTTGCTTTCATCAAATCTAGTACCTGTAGTGTTTGGCTTCCTTGTTTTCCAAGATTCTCAAACAAAGCATTCATACGTGCAAATTGAAATTTACCAAATAGCTGTTCTAATGCCTGTTGTTTCTGCAAAGGATTTAAAGTTTCTAAAGCTGCCTGCAACTCTAAAATTGTAGCTGTGGTATCTCCTGCATTTCTTTGAACTATATCTGTTAAAGATATTCCAAATCCTTCAAACATTCCTTTTGCTACTTTAGTTGGATTAATTAAAGATGCAAGACCTGACTTTAATGCGTTTGCTCCCTCTGAAGCACTAATTCCACCTTCACGCATAGCGGTTAAATAAAGAGCTAGATCTTTTACATCTCCGCCAAGACCTTTAACAATTGGTCCTGCTTTAGGAATTGCTTCTACTAAATCGTTAAGCGTTGTTGATGTCTGGTTTTCAACTGCGTTAAGAAAGTTAATTGATTCAGATAACTCTTCTGTATTTTGCTTAAATGCTGTTTGAATTGCAAGTGTTGCTTTCATTGCATCTTGTCTATCTACTTCACCAAGTACTGCAAGACGACTTGTTTCCCTAACAGATCCAAGTAATTCATTTCCTTGTTTTCCAGTAGCAGCAATATCCGCCGCTAATGCAATTGTATCTGAAAATGATCTTCCATAAGCTTTTGATATTTCAGTTGCAGTTTTTATTACATCCTGTCTTACTTTACCTAGTTCTTGTGAAGAGGTTGCTGCAATGCCTCCGTAAACCTTTGTTAATCTAACAAGTTCTTGGTCTGCTGTTTTAAATGCATCTGAGGCAGCTTTTCCAAATGCCACAAGCGGCACTGTTAATCCTACTGTTAATTGACGACCAGCCCACTGTGTATTTTTACCCCAGTTAATTAATTGACCAGCACCTTCTTGAATGACCTTATTCATGATCATTAATTCTTGTTTTGCTATTGCTGTTTTATTTTTTACTAAATCTAAACCTCTTGGAATATGAACATTGTATTGCATCATACCTTCGGCATTTCTGCCCAGTGGTTGAAGAATTGAATTTTGTAATTGGACTTGTTGTCTAGCCAAATCCCTTATCATTCCGCCGTTTGTTTTTACATGCTGCGAGTAAGTTTGAAAAAACTTACCAAGTTTCATTTGGCCTTTATCTAATTGAGAGCCAAACTTTTCTACGTCTGAGCTTAGGCTAACGAAGTGTGTTGAGAATTGCCCAGTGCTTCGCATTGTTTCTGCAAAGGATCTGTTCATTACAGCAACTTGTGCTGCTAATGTTTTATTGGTTGCCTGTAGTTTGTCTTGTAAACCTGTTAAGGCTGAAGATACCTTATTAAGATCTGTAATAAGATTTGAGAAATCAGATTTAGCAACTATGTTCGTTACTATTTGTTCTTCAGCCATTAACTATATTCTACTCCTTAGAGTATCCTAACCCTGCCCCAATACCAAATCCTTGCTGTGTTGCAAGTGGGCCTTGTAAAGAAACTACATCATCTCCTGATGCATCTATTCCCAAAGCCCTTCTTTGTATATCTTCGAAGGTTGGACCTTCTGTTTTTTCTTCTCCATTTAGGTTTACACCTTGTAAAGAAGCCAAGAATTTTCTTTTTTCTTCTTCAGTCTTTTGCATAGACTTAAATGTTTGTATTAACTCTGGCATTGAAAGACTTTCTTCTAGTTCTTCGTAATTTTTCCAATTACCTAAAAGAAAAACTTCCCCTAGCAATGCGGCTAAATCTAATTCTGACCAGCCAGAACCATTGCCGCTAGTTGGTTTGGGTCGTCAAGTTTAATCCCTCCGCAAACATCAAGAATGCGATTGATTGTTGGCATGTCCAAAGCTTCTTCTAAGGCATCTTTATCTGCTACCAAATCTGGTAACTGTGACTGTATTGCAATTCCGCATGCGTTAATTAGAATTGTTAATGTTTCGTCTTCATTTTCTGCCGCTTGTGTTTTTTGAATTTCTGCCATAAACAGGCGTAGCGCCTTAATGCTTAGTGGCTTTAGTTTAATCTTTGAACCATTTTGCAGTTCAATTTCTTCTACATTGTATACGGTTGTAGCCAATTTATCCTCCTAGGATTGTCTAAATTATTATAACATATAGGCATTATCACTACAAATAGAAAGGCCCCCAAATAAATGGGGGCCTCTATAATTTAATTAATTAAATTAAACTGTTAATACACGGTCAATAATCTTGCCGTATTCTGCTCCTGCATATGCTGCATCTGGAAGAAGACGGAAAGTTACTGGGAATGTGGTTGCTTGACTACGAGCCAAAGAGAACTGTGACTGTTGTACTGACAAAACACGACGTGCATAATATACACGCTCTGTTGCTGTCGCATCTGCTGTTGGTGCTGCACCAACTGCAATTAATTGACGCTCTGTTGGGACCGCACCTAGTGCACCTGCCTCAAGTTTTAGAGTATTTGTTTGTGTTAGTCCAGTTCCTGATGAAACTAATGAGTCACCCTGTTGTCCGAAAACTACAAGAATATTTTCTAGTGTTCCTTCGGACATTTCTGTTGCGATCATAACCTCCATCGCAGACTTGAACAGCTTAGCTGTATCAAGTAGCTGATCTACCGTTACTGAATCGTATGTTGGGTTGTAAGTGATTTGAAGACCGTTGTTGGTATAGCCAACGTTACGGTACTTTGAACCATCTAAACCGTTTAATGTATCTGTGTATGATTCTCCAGATACGTATGCAGCTGCTGCTGCTGAACCTGGCTCCTGTACTGCATAACCTGACTGCGTTGAGTCCTTTTCAGAAATGAAAAGTGGTGATGCACCTACAAGAATATTTTTGGCATTGTTAAATGACATTTACTACCTCCTGTATTTTAAACTATATATATATATTTTAAAAATCAAGCTGGCTAGGCTTCTTTCCTCATATCCAATGATACGGGATTTGGGCCTATAAAGCAATCTACAGGAATCTTCCTGCTTGGTCTGTTATTCTAGAGTATTTAATCTCTAATGTAATATCTGCTGAAAGGAACCCTTGTAGCTCTTGAGAAGGTTCAGTTGGGGATATGTCTGCTATAAATATGCTATGGAATTTAAATTTATCATTTATATTATCTGATCTATTTATATCCCTAGCAGAGTCGTCCATACGCCTAAATAAATCGGTCATTAAATTTCTAATTTCGGCTATTTCAGAAACATCTGTTGAGTAGATGGTAAATAGTAGTTGCTCACAGCATATAAGCCAATTGTCTTCATATGATAATCCAACCTTGTCGTACACAATATGTTTTTTACCACTCAGAAATTGATTCATTTCTGGAGACTGCTGTATTGGAATAATAGGGATTATGACGTCTCCAAGAGAGTCGCTGTAATACTCTTCTGGGTCAAATACGTTATACGCTACTAGGTTATCCCACAAATACTTTCTAATTTCAAACATTGCGTCTAATTTATAATTAGCTGTCATATCATTGCACCCCCAAATGATTGTTCTATTGCTGAGTCCGCCATTGATCTAATTGAGTTTGGGGAGAATGAATATTGAACTCTTTTAATTGGGGCAGGCAGCCTTAATGCCTTGGAAATTTCTGAATTAAATATCTGTTGAAACCCAGATTTTCTAATAGCATTATTTACTAAATTACCACTAAAGAATCTTGAATAATATAATTGAAATTGATTTTTAACACTAGGTCCTCCTGGCCTTTTAACGGTCACTGAGGCCCCTATTGGCATGAACACTGTTCTACCATTAGATTCAAATACTAGCCTCTCAGAATGGCGTGGAGCAATTATTAGAGGCATTCCTGCTTCCATCACGGAAGCTTTGTTAATAAAAACATGTTTTCTATTATTTTCTGGTGATGGAACGAATGATTTAGATGGCTGTAATTCATAATTTATTTTAAATGAAATGCCGTCCATGTCAATTGTTTTTAATTTAAATAATCTAGCGCTCTTATTTCCAACCCTTTTCCACTCATAAACATGGTGTAGGGATTTTGGTTTTGACCTGGCCTGAGCATCTATATGCTCTCCAAAATCTTTATTTATTTGAGTAAAGATTATCTTCTTAAATGCACTTTTAAATCTTTTACTATTATTAAATTTAGCTATTACATTAGCCTCGTAATATAGGGCTGCTGATATTTGCGCTATATTGCTATCTTTGATTAAAGAGTCATTAGGTTGTCCATGCATTAGCCGCTCTAATCCAGAAGCAGCCTGTAACAACATTATGTTAGATTCCAATTTGCTGGTTCTCCGATCTTCTTAATACGGCACTCCATGCAAGAACATCTCCAAATGGATCTGTCATTGGGGTTACTCCGACTACTTCAAATACGGTTGGGGTGTCATTTGGATAGTCTAATTCTGTCCAAATATTTGCCCCATGCTCTGTTCTAATATTTGTAATTTTTTCTCTAATAGACAGCTTTGAATTTGTTCTAACTTCTATGACTTGGACATTTTCATATTTATTTCCAAGAACTTGCCTATCTCCGCTTCTTGCTGTTGCAGTGTTACTGATCACGCCTTTTGCATAACAAGAAACTGTTTTTATGTAATTCCATTCTTTTTTAATTGCCCCAGTAGATACGTCTTGGGAGTCCGACTGCTTGTAGACATCCATAAGCATAGAAAACGAAGCATCTACTACTCTAAACATCAGATTACCATTAATTGAGTTAATACATATGGAAGAAGTATTTGGTCTACGTATACATTTCCTGTTCCACGATATGCTTCTGCATTGTACTCGAACTTCCAATCAAATGACTGAACATTGTTTACGTATTTTGCTCTCCAAATAGAGTCTTTAGAAAAATAATCTTTCATTAACTCTATACATGCTATTTCAATATCGTCTGGTACGGAATCCCATCCATACCTTCCTTGCACACGATATCTATAATCTTTTATAAAAACACCAGAACCATTGTCATTAATTGATGGAGGAACCATTCCGTTTGCTGTATACACTGTATTGTCTAGCATGTCTGCTCTGTTAATTCTTATTCCAAAACCAGATTCTGTTACTTGAGTTGCATAGTTCCAATTATTTATTTCATTAATGGTGTCTAATAATAAAATATCATTTGAATATAATTTGTGCAACGTGTTTAATTTAAAAGGTAATGGAAGGATGTCTGAACCCGAACCATAGGCAACTTGAACATCATCATATAGACAAAACTTTTGGCCAGTATAGTTTTCTATTACTTTTCGTGCATATTTCTCCGCCATTACTAGTTCGTGATATGTTTTATAATTTGGATCAGAAGGATCAGTTCCAAAACCCATATCTTCAATAGCTTCTGATAGGTTGCAATACGGCTGCACTACGTCAACATACGTTACATGGTTTTGAGATTGGCTATTTATTTGGTATGCCCAATTAACTTTAAACTTTTTTATTCTATTAGTTAAGTTATATGGAATATTTATTTTATATGAACCATTATCAGTTTCTATTTTTGTTGCCTGAATAGAAAGAACTGGGGTTGCTGGATTTACTGCTGGCGTTACGGCAGGATCTTCTGTAATATCATAAACTGTAGCCATGACGTAATCACTGTCCGCATCTATGATTTCGCCACCAAAAATTATTTTTGTTGCTGTTGGTGAATTAGTGTTTATGTATACTTCTGCCATTTTAAAGATTTAGTTTAGCTGTAGAAGTCTTGCGCTTCCTTTGGTGTGGCTAATCTAAAACCATCCTCCTTATCAAAAATTTCTTGAGCTGTATCTTCTGACATTGCTGCAAAGGGATGATTCCTTGTGAATGTATATCCCATTGTATCGTATCTGTGGTTAGCCCTAGTCATTCTTACAAGAACTTCGTCCTTGCCTTGCTTTTTCTTTACATCAAATCTTGGTAAAACTTCAATCTCTTCTTCTGCATCATCTATGTCTTTAAGTGTTTTTGAGTATACCGCCCAGGTAACACCTTCTTCTGCTAGCGCTGCAATTACGTCTGTTTTGCTTTTTACGTTTTCTAAGTCTACTCCGAAATCTTCGGCAACCTTTTTAAGTTCAGCTAATTTTAATGTCTCAAATGACATATATTCTCCTTAGTTTAGGTTATTTAATTATAGCATTACTAAATTAAAATGAGAAGCCCCCAAAATTAATTGGGGGCCTCTATTTGGATTAATTCCTAATTAGGAAGCAATCTTAACGTTCTTTACAACTACCCAAGCGTCTGCTTGCTCAATTTGAACGCCAACACGAGTATACATTGTGTACTCGATTGAGTCCTTCTTTGGCCAGAAGAAGCGGTAAACAGTTACGTCACGCTTGATACCAATAACTACGTTATTTGGGAATGTCAAGTGTACGTCACCGTGTGAACCTGCTGCTGCTGAGTATGTACCATCTTGTGTCTCGTCTAGAAGTGGAACTTCAACGATTGGAATACCAAATGCGTATGGAGCTACATATCCTGCTGGACCTGAAACAGGCGCTACCTCACCACGGATAATGCCAGAAGCAATATCTTGTGGGTTAACGTTCTGAATGTTTTGAGATGTTGAGTATAAGTAATCCTGGATCAGGTTTGAACCTGCAAGGAAGCGAAGGTCTGTACGACGTTGCTTGTACTTACGTGGAAGTGCCTTCAAAGCGCTGTTAAATACAGCACGAGAAATTGCAGCTCCACCAGCATCAACTACGTGAGCGTCGGCCTTAGCTTTCTTTACAACACCGTCAAAGGCCTTGTAAAGCTTATCAGTTGTTAGAGATGTATTTCCGTTAAGAACTACGTCTTCAATATCATTACCTGCTTGTGTTGCCATCAAGCGAGCAATATGATCTTCTAGATCTGGTCCTTCAATGTTGTCTTCTAGAGACTCTGTTGATAGTTCCCAATCTAGGCGTAACTTCTTTGTTGTCAAAGAAATTTTTGAGAATGTCACTGCAGCGTTTTCGCTGTTTGTGTTATCTCCTTCTGATGCAAGTTTCATAAGCTTTTCGCCTACGCCCATGCGATCAATTTCAGTTGTATCAGATTTCATTCTAACGGTACGTGCAACTTTACCAATTACGGTAGCGTCGAACATATAGTCTAGGAATCGAGCTGATTGTTCTGGATTAAGTAAACCACCATTGCCATCTTCCGATGCAGTGTGGATTCCTGTTCCTCCAGTGTTTGAAGCAAATGTGCCAGTTACTGTTGTATCGGCAGCTACTGCTTTTTCTAATAATTCATTGCTCATATTTTATTTCACCTACCCTTTATTTAAATAGTTCGTTTACGGAACCGAGGAAAGAACCGTTCCATTTTGATTTTTGTATTGCTACTTCCTGAGACCCGCCAAGGTCTGAGGACTTCTTAATTGCAGTCTCTGATTCTACTGCGTCGACACGCTTTTCTACATTATCAATCGTGCTCTTGATGTTCTCAACTGTTTTGCTGAGTTCTGTGTGTTTATCTGCCAACTCTGAGATTTGAGTCTCAACGCTCTTGCTGAAAGCTTCAACTGTTTCTTTAATAGTTGTTACCTGTGCAGCATTAGCTTCTGAAGCTTTGCTTAGAGTATCTGAGAAAAAGCCTTTTAAATCACCTAACATTTTTGCAAAATCAGGTTCATCAACAACGACCTCTGAGACGTCTGCTGCTTTTTCAACGGTTTCGGCAGAAGTATCTGCTACTACATCTTCTGTAACAGCTTTTTCAACTACTGCATCTTGTGCAGGTGCTGAAACTTCTACTAGAGCAGTCTCTTCAACTGCTACTGTTTCTGTGTTTTCTGACACTTCATTACCTCCTTGTGCGTTTGCCTGTTTTGCTATTGTTTGTGTTTCAGGCAACGTTAATCTTGACTTCTTAAATGAAGCAAGAATCTTTTCTATTTCTTTAGCTTTGTTTACATCGTTACTTTCTACCCAGCCAATTAAACTTGCTGGTTTACCAGTTACTGGAGAATTGAATTCTTTTTCTTTTGACATAAAAACAGAATCACTCTCTTCACAATAAAAAATATTTTCTGTTGAAACTTCTGTTGCAATTCCTTTAAAAATTAATTGACCATTCATTTTGGAAATTGAGATAATGTTACATAGTTCATTTGCTGGAGAATCTACGACTGACAGCTCTAGTAAAGAATAGTTTTTAATAAAACGAACTGATTGACCTGTAGATTTATTAACCTCGTTATCAGACTCAATAATTTTTCCACCAATTGAAAATCCTGAAAGAGTACCGTCTAAAACCTTTTCCCATGTATCTTGTGCACCTTTAGAAATGTATGCATCTACATAAACTCCGTTATAAAATTCTCCGCTTTTTGCATCAAAGTATGTTTCTGGCTTAAATGAAACCATTTTACCAACTGCGTTTGACCCGTGCATTTCTCTAATGTTTCCACGGAAACCTTCAAATGCTTTTAGACTTGCTTCTGCGGTTACAACGTCATTTGTTTGATCTAGGTTGTCTAGTGTGGCAAAACCAGATACAGTTCGCTTTTCACGGTTTACTTTTGTGAATGGAACTGATAGGCTGATATTATCGCCATTGCTGGACCAATAAGATTTTTCAATATTCATATGCTTAATTTTATCTTTGTATATTTAAAAAGGCAAATAATGGTTGCCTAATAATTAAGCTGTGACTCTACCCTCACCTTTTGGATTTCTGGCTTCCCCAGAACTATCTGGTGAATTGGCCGATCTTTCCTGAGTTCTATTTCTGGTATTTAACGCCTGGGCCTTGATTTCGGCTGCTTGTGCCTGCAAATCAACAACCTCATCTCCACCATCCATAGGTATCATACCCTTTCTAATTCTAACTTCATTAGGAGTAATTACCTGCATTCTTAAATATCTTTCATCAATTTTAGACTGAGTGTCTTCATCTGTTAGGGTTAATTCATTAAATTTAAGCATTAATGCATCTGTTTTTTCAGAAATAATTCTATTTATTTTCTTTTCTAAAATATCTTGAGCTGGTCTACATACTTGCTCTTTAAACATCTTGTCTGCATCTCTTGCTGATGCTAGGCTAACTCCTTCTGGAACTCCAATTTTATTTACTGGAACTCTGTGTGCTAAAAGAATTTCATCTCTATTTGCTTTTCGATATATATTAAATGAGGACTCTTGTGGGTTTGCCTCAATAGGCTCCATTTTAAATTCAACTTTAGAGTCAGATGTATCCGCTGGAAGGGGGACGTAAAGTGATCTGTGATTCTTTCCTTTTAGCCCAACCTGGAAAAACTCTAATAGTTTACGTTCAGATTCTGGTGAAAGCTTGGCACCCTTTACTGTGATAATATATCGTGGTACCGCTTTGTTTTCAAAGTAATCTAAATTATATTTTCCAGAAAATTCATTTCCAGCCATTGCAGTTTGTGCGGCAATAATATCTGGTATTCCGTAGTAGTTATTCATCGGTGTATATTTCTTTAAATGAATAACTTCGTTTGGACGATCTTCTCCTCCAGAAATTGGATTAGGAGTTTCTTGATCTGCAAAGTTTCTAAAGTAAACTGCCTTGCCGTAAAGAAGTTGTATGAAGCCATCACGAAGTCTACGTACACGCATTGTCTTGGATGGGATGTGTCCTACGTACCCAATGTTGCCAGATACAGTTCTTCCAATTTCAATATATCCATTACCAGTAGCCTCTAAATCTGTGTAGGCTTTTACTAATGTTTCTGTAAAGGTTTCTTCTTCGTTTGTTTCCTCTAGCCAAGAATCTAAATCTTGACGAAGCTTATTCAATTTGCGACGAGCACGTTCTAATTGTTTTTTGTCGGTAATATTATCTAAAGCATCGTTAGCTTTTTTTGTTTCTACAAAAGAATATCCAAGGCCAACAATGTTAGCAACCTTTGCATTAATTGCTGAGTAGTTGTACGGAGATATCTCATAAATTTTTGAAAGATATTCTAGGTTATAAACTGGTTGAACAAGGTCGAACATTGCATATCCAGTAACTGCTTGTTGTAGTAGATTCTGTTGTGTTCCAGTTCCTTCTTGTCCTACAAAACGTTTTTGAAACTCTCTAGATATTTTTCTACGGAATGTTGGACTTAATCCATTAACTTTTTTTAACTCTTCGCCTTCAATGCTAAATGGATCATTGTTTATCACAACCTCTTTATTATTAAACTTTATCCAGTCTGCGGAATTTGATATGTCAATAGTTTCTGAAACACTAGACTCTTCGTTCATAAACTCCATTTATTGTCTGCCTCCGCTTTTTAATGAATCTTTGTAAACACCTATGTCAAGAGGATCTGGTGTCAGTCCCCACTCTAGTCTTTGTTTTTGGTGCTGGAACTCTTCGTCGTCAATTTTTCTTCGTCCTGATAAAAATTTTGGTGAGCCCTCGTATATACCGTAAGATCTAACAGCGTCTGCCAATATATTCATTTTTGAACGATTTCCTTTTATGGAAGTCACAGATAAAAAGTTACCGTCATCATCGCCTATCCAGCGCCCGTCTGGCATTTCCCACACATAAATTCCTAGCGTAGTTTCTTCTATTACGCTCTGATTAACTCTTTTAATATCCATTAGATGTTAATTTTACCATTCTTTCTAATTAATGTCCACATTTTGTCATTATGACGGACAATTTATGAATTTTGAATAACAATCCAGTCATTATTATATATTTCAGTAGATCCTTCTGTCACTGACATGGCGGATGCGGCAGAGGTATATACTGATCTTCCAGTATATAAATTGTAATGGGTTATTGCCTTGTTTTTATCTACAGCATCCCTATATAGGGTTATATGCTGATATGAGCTTTTCTTGGACCCAGTACTCTTATAATTAAAAACCAAGTCTCCAGATATGGGTGCTTGAAAAACAATTATAATATGATTTAAATATCCTGAATTTAATACATTAGATATATTTGATTGTGCCGTTTTATCTTCACCATTTACGTATATTTTAGATATATTAGTTTTTGATATAGAACCGCTATCCGCCCAGCTAAATTCCGTACCAGTAGATGATATTAATAAGCTTTTTAATATACTGCTTGGAGTATAGAAAAACTCAATGCTATTTGTATCATATGGAAGATCTACTTTAAACCCTGAATTATTTGGTACTAGTACGCCATTTAATTTATTCATTGATAATATTGGATAAACCTCTTTGCCAAGGCTATAATCTAGGTTATCTATTTTATAAATATAAGACGCTCCATTTTTAGAATAAGCTATTTGCTCAGAGTAAAAATTTACTGATAATGAATAAAGTTTTGGAATATATTTAGAGGAGTCTGTTGAAGAAACTACTATTTTTAAATGAAAAAATCTTTGTTGGCTAAAATTTGAATATTTGTATTGTGGTATTGAATATCCATTTTCGCATTGTTCATAAGACACTCCGTCTAGACTTGTATAAACAGAAATTCCAGAGCTACCATCCCATTGAATTTTTGAAGAATCCATTGATATTCCAGAGGGCATAGATATAACATCTTGTAAAATAACTTCTTTTGTTTCTAATAAATCTGTTTTGGATAACTCAATATATTCTTCTGACCTACCTAGGGTAAGATCCTCTGTTAAAAAATATTCCCAAGATTTATCTTTTGGATAATTATAAGTAAATGATGTTCTCATTCCATTGTCATAAATATTAAAAATCTCTCCATTGTCTGGGTACGCAATCTGTATTGGTAAGGTATTTTGATTACTTAGGTAATGATCTTTAATTTGTTTTTCTGATAAAGAGTACCTGTACACTGCTGGATTATCTATTAAGAACTCGTCTCCGCTATTTTGTGTAGGACCAGACTTTAGCAAGACCTGTGTATTTTCAAAAGGAATGCCAGTTATTGTTTTGCTAATGGCCAAGTTTCCGTCTAAATATATAGATGCTGAATTTACTGAATATTTGCATACAACATAAATAGATTTATTAGTTTCTGGAACTGTGTGCTCTAAAGTTTCGGTACCAATAACAAATATAATATTGTTGTTTTGCCAAGCAATTCCAAGATCATTAGAAGAATCTATAAAAATGGGAGTAAGGTTTGTAGAAGATATTTTTGGCAAAATCCAACACTCTAGCGTAAATTCATTGTCCGCTGTGTCTAGCGTTCCAAATCCTCCTCCTTCTGTTTGTGCGTAATAATCATTAACAATTGCAAACTCTATATTTGACAATGAAGTAATTTTTGCTGAGTATTGACCTCCAGAAACCATTGGCATTATCTTAGTTTGGCTTGGAAGGCTTCCCGTATATACCCCATTATTACCGCATCCAGAAATGTCTATTGCTGTGGTAGTAGAGTCGTCTAATTCCCAGAATCCAATTGGGTGGTCTTTTAGTATTTTATAAGAGTATGACATTTAAAAATTATACCATTGATGTGGTTTAGTATCCACCAATGTGGAATGCCTGTCCAGTTAAACTACTTGATCTTGGGTCAAGCAAAAGCTCTACAACATTACATATGTCATCAGATGTAAAAACTGTGCGGTTAATAATTTGTGAACCAGCAAATAGCTTAAAGGCCATGTCTGGTATACCCTCTGTCATTGTTGATTTTATTGGGCCTGGTGATATGCAATTTGGTCTAATAGATGTATTTTGTAATTTTTTTGCTAAAGATTTTGTAAATCCATATACTGCATGCTTGCTTGCCCCATATATTGAAAAATCAGTTACTGCATGTGCTGATAAGCTTGCCATATTGATTATTGGAGTATGCTGATTTTTGTCCATTAATGGCAAAAAAGTTTGACAAGAATTCATTGTTCCTATTACGTTTGTAGAAAATATTGATTCCATTTCGCCCTGTTGTATTGTTAGCCAGTCCACAAATGGGGTTTCTAATATTCCAGCACAATTTATTAAAGCTTCTACTCTAATATTTTTTTCTTTTAAGTCTTCAAATATTGGATTTAAGGTATTTTTTTGGCTTACGTCTGCTTGATAAGTTTTAAAAGATACATCGTTTTGAGGCATACCTCTTGATATGCCAATGACATCATATCCATTTTTAGAAAGCCTATTTGCTATTACATTCCCAATTCCCCTGCTTGATCCAGTTACTATAATCATTATTCTGTCCCGTCTGAGTAGTATGCGTTTTTTCTATTGTGATACCAGTTTGGCAATGAATATCTTGTTCCATTTGTTACCGCATCAACTTCGTGAACGTAAACAAAATTTGATGGGAAAAACAGTAGACTTCCAGCTTCTGGTTTCATGTCTATTCCGCAATGCGGAAATCTTATATTGCCACCTTCATAATCATCATTTAAATAAAGAAGTGCTGATAAAACTCTGCTGCTTATTCCATGATCTGAATGGGCTGGTAAGAATCCGCTTTCTTTATATTTTAATAAATGCATTGTTTTTTCTCTAGATTTAATATTTTTTTCAGAATATGGGTATAATGAAAAATAATGTTTTAGCCCGTCTTCCAGTCCATTAAAAAGCTGTGAAGATATCTCATGTTGTTCTTTATAAAAATAATCATTAATATCTATGTCCTCTGGCTTTGGTAAAAATTTTTGCCAACAAAATATTGTTTTTTCTTTATTGCCATGATCATAGTCCCATGCTTGCCAAGGTTTTACTGATTGTGACCTATAGTCTTTTTGCAGGCTTCTTTTTTCTTCTAAAGACTCTATTTTATTAATTAGTTCATTGGGGTCTTTTATAATATTTTTATAATATACAACCCCTAAAGCCAACTCTTGATATTGCATTATTAGCACTCCTTAAAATCTGGGTCTACGAACTCTTGCTTAGTTGATTGCATATATAGGGCTGTGTACCTACTGCCAGAAGTAATTTCTTTAACCCCATGAATATATTGATAATCATTTCCTGGGAAAAATATAGCAGAATACTTTTTGGCCTTTAAAGAAAGTGCTTGTTTAGGGAAATATATCTCTCCGCCCTCGTACTCGTCATTTAAATAAATTACGGTGCTATATTCTATGAATGGTTCTTTTTCAATTGCGTCTATGTGAGGACTTCCACTTTGTCCTGGCTGCCACCACGAGCCAAAAGCCTTAGTAACAATTACTCTGTCTTTTAAGTTAAAAAATTCTTTCTGAATGTGATTTGCTCTTACTGAATATTTTTTAAGTATATCCATCACTCTATTATTATATGGGAAAGCAGTTCCGCCGTTTCTATCTTTATAATATTCTGGATACGGGTTTATTTTTGACGGCGATTGCATCTCTTCCATAAGAGAAAATGCATCTTGTTCTGATATAAAATTTTCTACTATTTTTATTAACATTACCTGATCTCCTTAATCCTGTCAAGATATCTTAATCCGCCCATTCTATCTATTTGAGACTGGCCAGTGTCGTAAGCAACATCGTTATCTTCAAACGGTAGCTGAATTAAATTTATATTAAAGTTTTTTTGAATTTCATTTGAATATTTTTCAATAAATTGATTATAGTTATGGGTTAAAGAAAATGGGGTATATTTATCCTCTACTGAATTTTTATTAATTGATATGTATTCGTCTGGGAAATTATAAATATCTACGCCATTATTAATTAAGTCTATTGAAATATTTTCTTCTTCTCCATAATATTTTAAGTAGGTTGGTTGATTTATTATTGCAAAGTCTTCAGACAATGCAAATATAAAATTTCTGTCTATATAATTTATTTTATTAAAATTTGCAGATGGCACTCTTTCTGGCTCTAGCATAAACCAATTTTTATTTTTTAAAGTAACTGTAGAATTTCCAGATAAAATTGATTTTTTGTTACTATTTAAAAATTCAATTGCATGTATGTCCCAATCTTTAGCTAATGAAACATCGTCTCCAATTTGCATATAATATTTTTTATTCAGTGACTTAAATGCATCTCTTTTATATTCAATTGGGCTTTTAATAGAATCCCATGTAACATATTTATAAACAATTGATGCATAAAAATCTGGTTGGTCTAAAGATCTAGTTCTGTCTACACTATTTTGATCAATAATGTAAAAATATAACATATTTTTTTGACTAGATTTGTCTATAATTTCAGATATAGTTTTAAATAAATTTTTATTTTGATAGCTGTAAATGCATATACCAATATTTGCCATTATTTAAATGGTATCCATTTCATGGATTTACTATTTCTAATTTCTCTAAACGGAATAATATCATATGCAATTGTTACTCTTGCTTGGTCTTGTTGCCAATCTCCCCTAGCATGAGGGTAGCCAGTTTCGGAAATAATTGCTCTATTATTTTTATTAACATTTTCAAATAAATCATTATTGTTTTTGTCTAGCTTATAGTATGTTATAGATGGCTCGGCATCTACACAATAATACCCATGAAAATGTGGTATGCCAGTTCCTCCAAAATGATCATGAAGTTGCTCTGGATTTTTTACTGGATTAACCTTGTCCCCCATAGACTTATAGTCAAAATTAAACCAACCATGTATTACATAATTTTCAATATTAAAATCTATTTCATAATATTCACATGCCTTTTTTGTAAGATTTTTTAATTCACAATATAGGTTATATATTTCATTATTTGGAAACATAAAAATATTATAATGATTTATTCCAATTTTTGTTGCTGCGCCTGGTAAATCTTTATATTTATCCAAAACCTCATTAGATAAATTTAAAACATTTTCTTTAACAATTTCATCGTTTATTTTATATAAATATTTTGATAGCTCTTGCGTATCATTATTTAAGTACGATTCAAAAAACTTTTGTGGTTTATTTAACATATTGGCATCCAGTGTTGTGGGTGTGCTTTATTTGCTATTAAACTTTTTAATGGAACTATATCGTATGCAATTGTTACTCTAGGGCCTTCCCAGTCCCAAGACCCCATTGCATGTGGATGTCCCATTTCTGATATTATAAGCCTGTTGTCTTTATTGTAATTGTCAACTTGCTTACCAAAAACTTTATAATATGTTGTAGATGGCTCTGCCTTTACGCAATAGTATCCGTGAAAATATGGGGCATAGGGTCCGCCGTGATCGTGCCAGTCCAGCTTTCCTTTGTCGTTATAATTAATATTAAACCAGCCTTGAATCATGTACTGTTGTTTTTCAAAATCAACTTCATAATACTCGCAAGCTTCTTTAACCATTTCTACAAGGTTTTTATATAGCTTATGTATTGATGGGTGATAAAATTGAAAAACATTATACTCTCTCCATTTTATAGTAGATACGCTATCCGATGATAGCCAGTGATCTTTTTCTGTTACCTTTGTTATGCCAGTCAGATTTAAGTTTTCCATATTAGAATATTGGTTCTGTAAAAACTCTGCTAATTGGCCTAGGTCATTGTCTAAATATCTTTCAAAAAATTTATGCTCTTTACCTGTTGGCTGATTCATTTGCATATTATTAATCATTTATTTTCCCTTGTACTGTTTACGTTGCCATACTATATTTTTATAATAGGCATAGATTGAAGACCTTCTTTTTTCATCTTTAATTTGATTTATTTCTTTTCCATTAATTGAGTAATCTATTTCCAAGGCCCACTCTTCTCTTTTTATTGGAATCATTTGGAACAGAGGTGTTCCTTTAGGTATTATACCAATAAAGTTCCTTTTTAGGAAGAAGGATGTAAATACTGGTGTGTGCCATAGATCGGAGTCTATTATTCCGCTAAGGGTGGTAAATGGCAAATCGTGTCTATTTAATGGGTGGGTTATTAATAAAGAATATCCTTTTGGTGTTTCCGAATACCAGTTTACCTTCCAGCCAAAATGTAATGGATGATGCTGTGTGGGGACTGGGACGTCTATCATTAATCTTTTGTCCACTATCATGTTGTGTCCTTCCCAGGAAAGTACTGGAAATCCGTTTTTATCTTGAGTTACATGTAAATCATATTCTAGGGTATACATGTAACCAGAAGTTAATGCGTCAAAAAATGGCATGCATAATTTTGTTGAAGCAGCGCTTCCATCGGTTCCTCTATCATTAATTGGGTGCAGCTTGCTAATGTGATTAGATTTATAAAATCTAGAAAGCTTTTTATACCAATCTGGAAGATGAATTTTAGATTCTTCTGGCTCGACAATTAGTCCATTGTTTAAGTCATCGGGATTAATTGAAAATCCTGGTGTAAATTTAACTATTAATTCTTTTTTCATATTCCCTTATTATTTTTTTAATAGTTTTTTTATCTGCATATATTTCTATATCAAATAAATACGAACCTCTTTTTATTAACCCGCAAATATTGTCTTCCATATGATTTTTAGAGTTTGTAAAATAAAAATCAACAAAGTTTGCTTCTTTTATTATAACATTTTCATCTGTTTTTGTAAAAGAATCTTTTTTTTCAATTATTTTTAGTGAAGGATTTTCTATATTACATTTAATTAAATACTGTATGTCCATGTCTAAAAACCAAGGAATATAAATTTTAAAAATTCTTTTAGAAATTGCATTTTCATCTATAATATTATATTGATTTTCTGATGGGTAAAATTGACGTAGCCAGCATTTATCGGTTGCATAAAAAAAACTATTAATTGGATTTGATTTGAATACCCCCCTATGCCCTAGCAACGGATCAGCTATTTGAATTAATATATCCCCGTAGCTATAATATCTAATTGTTAAACTATTTTTAGAATTCTTTATTATTTCTGGCGGGTTAGAAAAATGATGGGCATACATGTTTACTGGTTTTAGAATTGATTGTTTATAGGCAGGATCAGATTTAACATATTCCCATTCTTTCCATTTTGGAAATAAATTAGAGGTATGACATATTTGCTCAAAGGTCATTTTTGACATTAGAGACCACGATTCCGCTTCATATGGCACTTTATTAACTGTCTTATTGATCATTTATATGTTTTCTTTTTCCAAAATTTGAGTCTATATCCATTTTGAAATACTGATCTAACCTGTAAAGTTTTTTCTTTTATTTTAGTATCTGACTGCCTGTCATCGCTTATTGAGCTTTCCCAGTCTTCTCTTTTAAATGGTATTACTTGAATAATTGGAGTACCTTGTTTAATTATTCCTTTAAATCCTTTTTTAACAAAAAAAGATAAATATCCGTCTGACATGTAAGCGTCTGTGTCTATTACTCCAGGGATAGATCTAATAGGGGAGTCCTCTGCATGCATTGGAGAAGTAAATAAACAACTGTGTCCTTCTTCTGTTTTGACTAACCACATTGGGTGAATTCTAATAATTTCTTCGTGAAAATAATCTGGGATGGGATACTTGGCCATTTGCTCTTTTAAATGACTTGAAAGAATATATTCTTTCTGCATTCCCATTATCTCAGATGTTACCTGTACTTTTATTTTATCTTCTGTTGCATCTATAAATATATCCATTGGGCATTTTAAATAATATCCAAATGTCATTGAATCGAATATAGATTGGCATTTTTTAATTGTTAGCATCATTGTTCCATTATGAACATTTTGATCGTTATTTAAATAACTTTCTTGATGCTTCCACCATTCTGGTATACTGGACGAAACACTGACTGGCTCTGGGAATGCTTTTTTATATAGCCTATATTTTGGAATAAATTCTATTTTAATCATGCTAGGGGAATCCATTTTTGATAGTACTGCCGATATAGATATTCTAAAGGAGAGATATTAAATGATAACATTGTTAAACCATCACTTATTGTTTTAAACAATATCTTTGATGATGAATCTAAAAATATTAATTGTCCAGGAATTAAATCAATTTTTTCATCATTTATAAACATTTGATCTTTATTGCAATCTATAACATAAAAACCAACAAATGTAGTTTTATAGTTAGGAGCAAAATTTACATATGTATCTAGAGGAATAGTTTCTTTTTTAATTATATTTCCTAGTAAATAAAAATAATTTCTTTCAAAATTAACTCCACTTTGAATACAATATTCTTTTGTTAAATCAGATATTTCTTTGTACAAAATATGAATATTCTTATTGTACATTGCAAAAAAATTAAATGTTTTATAATCAATTAAAGAAACCTTTTTAGGTTTAAATCCTAGTTTAATTCCTGGATTGAATTTATAAACATATTCGTGCATCTGAGAGATCATTTTATTATACTCGGAAAGCATAGTATTATTATTAATTGAATTAATATTTTTTATCATTTGGCTCCCAAATGCTCATAGAGTGAAACAAGGCTGGAAATATCGGATCTTTATATATAACTAATTCTGCTGGCATATTTATTTCAGGAAGCTTCCCAGGTGTCATGCCAACCTTAACTATTTTTTCAATTTTATCTTTGTTTAAATTAAACCTTTTTTTAGTTGCTGATGCTATGAGGGAAGATCCGCTTAATGCTACAGCCTGTGTACCTTGTGTATAGCCTGGGCCTAGTCTTGGTAAAATGTTAAAAAATGTACACCATATTGGATATCCAATTAAAGCTAATGATTCTATGTACTTTTTCTTTCGATGTATTGGGCTAGTATAGAACCTATCTGTTATTGCAGTATAGTGATCTTTGTCATATCCGTCTATAATTATTGTAGCCCAAGATGCTGGGTAATCGTTGTTAATAAAATAAGACATAACAATTGTGCCAGACTCATTATCATCATTTTTATAAAGACATTCTATGGCTTGAGAATTCCATTTGTCGGTAAGCACTGTATATTGTGCCCAAGTACCTTTTATGTACTGTGGATACCTTCTAAATTTAGGTACAGGCTTACCTTTAAAATACCTAACTCCAGAAATTCCCATTAAACGTAATTTCTTTACTTTTTTAAACAAATTAATTCCTGACTGCTAGGCTTGGTCTTGAGAATCTCTCCATTGTTGATACATTGCATCTAGTTTATCTGAGAATGTCTCATCGCTTGATAGCAATGCATTTTCATCTAATGCTGCATTATAAGAGTCATGAACTAAAGCGTTATCTGTAAAAAATACGTCATAAGGTTCAACATTTATAGAAATTAATAACTCTTTTTGTGTAGTTGCTTTATAGTCTGTGATTTCTTTCCAGTCATTTTCGCTTGGTGAAAAAATTAAATCTGTTTCCAATACATTTGCTGCTGGTTGGAATTGAATCTGTCCATCTCTTTTTATTAAAATAAAGTGTTGTAAAGAATATTTATTTCCATTAATTACAATAGCTCCATCGTCAGAAATTCTTGCTGCCATTGCAACAATTGTAGTTTCGGCTGGGGATATGTTTGCGCTATTGACAGACCAATTTTGTAAATATTCTATTATTGCTGTATTTGAAACATCTATTCCCTCAATATTAGCAGAATACAAAACATCGCCAACGCTTAAATTGTGTGCAAGAATTAATCCTTCTGGCACCTTTGATTTAATAACTGTTTCTGCTCCAACTGATTTTGGAGTAAAGCCAAATGGTGTGAATCCAAATGGTGTAAATCCAAATGGTGTAAATCCAAATGGAGTGAATCCAAATGGAGTAAATCCGAATGGGCTGAAGCTAAATGGTGTTGTAGTAACTGAGTTTGATTGGCTACTGTATTCTGAGAATCCATTAGCATTTTGAGCTCTTACTTTTACCCATTGTACTTCATTACTATTTTCTGATAGGTTGGCGCTGAATGTACTGGAGTTGTATGACGTAACATCATTTTCATGATCAATTAACCCATATCCAGTAATTTCGCTTCCGCCATTACTGCCTGGGGCTGACCAGGAGACAGCATTTGTCTCTTGCCCATTATTTGATAATGATGGCGCACTAGGTGTTTGCGGAACAGTTGTTGCTGCTATTGAATTGCTTGCATCTGACTCTGGTGAGTTTCCTACTGAGTTAGATGCTACGACCTTAAAAGTATAAGAGGTTCCTGATTGAAGTCCTTCTACTGTAACTGGGGAAGAAGCTCCACTTCCAGTAAAAGATCCTGGTGTTGAAGTTACGGTGTAAGATGTTGCTGCTGGTGAGTCTGGAGCATCTGTAAATGTAACTGATGCTGCTCCATTATTAAAGGCTCTTCCTGTTGCAACATCTGTTGCTGTGCCAATGATTGGCTTAAATGGTTCTAAAAAGTCATTAGCCGACTGGCTCATTCTACCTGCTTGTTTTGACATATATGTTCTCCCCTATTATTTTCTTTAAGCTTTAAGATCTCCGAAAACTAACCAACCACTTGGAGTTTTCATTGCTGTTACAACTGAATTTGTTGTTCTGAATTTTAATCCTGGTGTACCAACAACACTGTTTGTTGAAGCAAATGATGCTCCAGTTCCTGATGATTGGTAAAAGTCAATTGACTGACCAGTTACATATCCAGATGAAGGAAGAGTAATTTCGACTGCTCCATTTAATGGAACAAATTTATCTTCTTCTCCTGCTGCAAGTGTTGCTGATGATGTTATTTCTGTTCCAAATGCTGTTATGGATGGAACACCAATTTTTGTTTGTGTACCATCTGAAAATACTACTCCTGCTGCTGTTACATTGTTAACCGCTAGATCATCTAGTGATCCTTGTGAGAAGTCTACTGTTGTAGTAGGTTCTGTGGTTACTCCTTTAAACAATTTCCATTTAGCATCAGATACGTCTCTTACTAAACCTGAATGCTTTGCTGCTCCGTCGTTATATCCAACTACGAGACCAAGGTCAACTGTGTTTGCTGCATTTTGATGAGCAAGCTGAAGCATATTATCTTCAATTACGATTGATGTTGAAGAGGCATTGAAGGAAGTTCCGTTTACAGTAAGGTCACCATCTACAACTAAGTTTTGATCAATTTCTACGGAGCCAGTAAATGTTGCTCCTGAAAGAGATGCCTTGCCATCAAGCGCTGTTTGAGTAGCAGTTGAAACTGGCTTATTAGAATCAGATGTATTGTCTACGTTTGCAAGACCTACTGAAGACTTTGTAAGTGCTGCTACTGCAGTTGAGATTTTTGTATCTGCTGCTGTACCTGCTGCTGTAATAGCGTCTGCTTCTGCTGTATCAGCGTATGACTTTGTTGCAAGTTCTGCTGTATCTGCAATTCCGTGTACGTTTGTTGTGTCTGCTGTGTGGGTACTGATAGTATCATCTACATACTTTTTAGTAGATGCTTGTAGATCAAATGAAGGAGCACCGTTCAAGGTTAAATTTCCAGTCATAGATGAACCAGATTTTAACATTAAATCTGCTGTGTCAACAATGCCATGAATATTTGTTGAGTCATTGCTGTGACTAGTCATTGCAGTTGATAATGCTGTATCTGTATAAGTATTTGCGTCTGCTTCTGCTGTATCAGCATATGTTTTTGTAGCAAGGTCTGCAGCGTTTTCAATACCATGTACGTTTGTTGTAGCTGATGCGTGTGATACTCCTCCTGCAGCCAGGTTTCCTAGACCTGTTGTAAGGGTTCCAAGTGCTGCTGTAACAGTTGATGCGTAGTTTGCGTCATCTCCTATTGCTGCAGCAAGCTCATTAAGTGTGTCTAATGCTCCTGGTGCCGCATCTACTAAATTATTAACTGCTGATGTAATATCAGATGTAAGGGCTACTGTTCCTGTGCTTGTTGGTAAAGTTAGGGTAGCAGCACCATTAGTAATAGATGAGATTATTGGAGAAGTCAAAGTCTTGTTAGTAAGTGTTTCACTACCAGCAAGGGATGCAAAATCTGCATCTGACATTGCTGAGTTAAACTCTGCCTTTGTTCCTGTAATTGTGTTTGTAGTTAATGAGATAGACTTATTTGTAAGTGTATCAGTTGAATCTTGAAGAACTACAGTTCCTGTTGCATTTGGAAGTGTAATTGTGCGGTCTGCTGTTGGGTCTACTACTGTAAGAGTAGTTTCAAAATCATTTGCAGTTGCGCCTTCTAATATGATGCTTGATTTAGGAACTAATAGGTTGCCATCAACATCTAGCTTTGCTGGTCCGCCTGCATTTCCGACGTCTGCTAGCAATACATAATCTGCAGCCGTTGAGTTTTCTAGTCCAGTTACTTGACTGTCAACATAAGATTTAAGTGCTACAACTGATGAGTCAATATTAAGAGAAATTGTATTTGTGGCATCGTTGTAAGATTTTGTAAGACCTGATCCCATTGAAAGGGCTGTGTCAATTGCATCTTGTGCAATTTCTGTAATTCCTGGTGCATCTGATGCGATGTATGAAAGGCTAGTCCATGCTGTGCTTCCAGTTCCAACTTTAATTTTTCTGGTGTCTGTTTCAACACCCATTTCACCTGCAGCTAGTGTAGGATTTGCTGAGGTCCATTCTGATGCTGTTCCTCGTCTTACTTGAATTCTTACTGTTGACATATTTATTACCCCTTATTTGCTAATTATAGCATTTATTTTTGTTAAACTATAACTCCAGAATCAAATGTTATCCCATATAATGAAGTATCTGGGCCACCACCGTCTGCGAATTTAGTTGCTGTTGTACTTACTCCGTTTGCTTGAACTGTATAGACTGGAAGACCATTATAATCTATAGCTAGTCCAATGTCCATAAAGCCTATTTCTGTTTGACTATCTGGAATGTCCGACACAAATGCGATTGGGCTCCAAGTTCCATTTAACTGAATCTGTAGCTTATTTGTTGTTGTGTCAAATCTAAGGGGTGTATCGCCTAATACAACGTTAGAGTCAAAGGTAGCGTTTCCTGCTACATTTAACCCGTTTTTTACTCTAAAGTTTTTATCTGTTGTTGCCATTTAAGTTCACATATCCCCTAATTGTTTTTTGTGGGGAGATTCAGGCTCTCCCCTGGCCTTTTATTTAATTATTTAATTAATGTTCCAACTACAACAACTTCAGTGTTATTGTTTGCTGGTGTTACTCGAATTCTTACATCTGAGCCAGAATAATCTGCAGTTATTGCAGCTAACTCTGTTCCGTTTGAATATGTAATTCCATATTCAGAAACTGCTACGTTGTTAGAAGTATCAAGTGTAACTACTAAGTCTGATACCTGGGTGTGGCTACCATTTTTTGCTTTAATTACAAGCTTAGCGCTTCGGTAATCTGCTGCTGCCCATGAGATAGCAGTTGTTGCTGCAGCGGTTACAATATTTCCAGTTGTTGCTGCAACTTGCTTAGCAACAGAGTTGTAATTAATTGCTGTAAATGCTGTAGTTCCGTCTTGCTGTGCTGTATTAGCAGCTGCTGCT